CCACCGTCAGGAATGTCTTGCTTGTCAGACTGCGTAGTCTGCGAATAAGTCCATGTAGTCTCATCATTGATTCCAGACCAACGCACTCGGCTTGCATAGTTTGTTGTTGTTTCTAGCGTATTGGCCACGACAACAAAGTCACGGACAACGGTAATGAATTTAGCAACAGGAGCGCCAGCGGCCAAGTCAGCGAAGTCAGTAGACGTATTTACGTTGTACGCTTGCAGCTTGCTGTTGTTGTTTGTAAAGATTGTTTGTGCGCCAAACTGGGTAAAGCGAATTCTGTCAGCACTAGGCGTTGCATACGTTGCCCCCGACACATCATCAAACACACCCACGGGCGAGATTGTGAACACCTTTGTCGTGCCAGCGCCAAACAAAATGGTCGTGCCATCATTCTTTGTGGCCGTGTGCAGGCTAACCAATGATTCAGCAGCGCCACTAGCAATCTGAACTTGCAAAGGCAATGGGCCGTAACCAATAGCCTGAGAAACTACATTCTTGGCCACTGTGAGCGAGCCAGACAGTCCAGGCTGGTCAGGTAGCCACTCGCCAAAACTAACACGCTGTGTTGCCATTTAAACCACCTTGATAGCTAGTGGAACACCAGAGTATTGTGCAGACTCATCAGACTTCACCAATGCAGCCAAGCCTTTCTCGTACATTGCGCCCCATGTGCTAACCCTTGCGTCATTCATCATGTAAGGCTCTGCTTCCAAGAGCGAAGCGTACAAAAGCAGATCAGGCGCATTGACTAAGAACTCATTGCTTGCGTTGCTGTCATCCAAAAATGTAGGGGTGAAGTAATGCAGCAACTTTAGTGAGTAGTTGGAATCAGGCACAGGCGCAAACTGAAATTGTGTTGCCAAGATTGTGTAATCCAATGGCTTACCATTTTCGGTTGTCCTAGTGTTTCTGCTAAAGGCAGATGGGCTTGCATACGTCAACGGTTGTGCAGGGTTTGTATTGACAATGAAATCCCTAGCTTCCAAGAAGTCTGATGGGATATTGATCGTGGCCGTCCCTGCTGTTGCCGTCAATGTAGTCATCTTCATGATTTGACGGATGCGAACCTCGCGGCGCATACGAATCTCAGCGAATCGAATGAAGTCAGGGATTTGAGCAGTCAGGTCAGTACGCGCCATGTAATTGGCAATCGTTGTCTTCAGCTCTGTGTATGTAGTCAAGCTCATGCGTCATCCCAACCATATTCATAAGTTCCGATATGCCTAATGTGCATGGATAGATCGTGGTCTATCACAGTCTGATAGCCAGCGTCAAACGCCTTTGCACAGAAGTAAATATCTTCACCAATTGTCCCGCCTTTGTCTGTCTGCTCAAACCAGAACCAAGGCTTTTGTGCAGCTAGGAACACTTCTTTTTTAATCAGAACCATTCCAAAGCCAACACCCATCACTTGCTCAAGACCCGTCTTGCCTTTGCTTTGAACCTTAACCAAGTCTTTTGTCTCTGGGTCAATGTCTAAAGCTGTTGGCACGACAGGGAATCTGCGTGTCGTTGCGTTCACACCCACAATGGGTAGATTACGGGACAACAGAATCTCTAACGCATCTTTCGGAAACCGCATATCAGAGTCAACCCAAAGGATAGCGTCAGCACCATCCTTGATAGCTTCCTCTGCCAGACGCTCACGCTGATTAAATATCAAAGTGCCTGGCACTTGGTAAATCATCAGCGAGCCGCCCTTGGCACATCTCGTCACACCTTCATACGCACAGAGTTTGGCCAAGTCAAAGGCAAACCCCGTCATTACTGTGTCACGGCATGGAACGCAAATAGCAACCTTCATACTTGTCCTGGTCGAGTTCTAAAGAACCGATTATCAGGGTTATTCAAGAAGGCTCGAAACCTTTTCTCATCTAAAACTGCGAAACCTCGCATGATTCCCTGTTTATTCAGGTCATCAACAACTACGTTTGGAATACTTGCAACCTTTGTCCACTCACCCCATTTGGCTTTCTCGTCAATGGCGTTGAATTGAGCCTTGTTGTTCTCAATGATTCCCGTAATGTCTTGCTTGTTCTCAATAAAGTAACTGCCATCTACGTCATGGAAGTTAGATTCTTTACCGTCTTTGAATGATAAATGGCGCATAAAAAAGGGGGGTGATTAGCCCCCCAGTTAGATTAAGAAGCGGTCAAGTCAGCAGCGATACCGTGGGCTGCTTCGTTACGCATTTCCAATGTCAACTCAGCGAGAATTTGTGTTTTCTCTGCGTCACCAGCTTTAGCCAATTCGTTTGTGGCGAATGGGCGCAAGTAGGAAACTGCTGCGTATTCAGGATCAAGCACCAAAGCGTCACGGGTACGCATGAAACGTGAAGGAACAACGCTCACAGTACCAAAGTCGCTCATGTAAACGTCAGCAGCGCCAATGATGGTTGTTGGGCCATCAGAAGGAGCCATGTAACGCTGTGCAGCGATACCAGCAAAAGCCGATACAGCTTGCTTTTGGAACGGGCCAACCAACAACACTTTAGGGTTGCCGCCAGAGGAGTAAACCTTCTGGATAACGTCCTTCAGGATTGTCTCGGTGAAAGCGCGTTGTGTGCCATCAGTACGGGTAGAAACACCGATGGTAGTTGGGTCAACACCAGCGGTAGTGCCAGAAGACTTGCTTGTGTTGGTTTTAATCCAAGACAACAAGCCACCCATAGTGCGGCCAGTTGAGGAGTTACCAGCAGACTGACCTTGGTTTGCACACAAGATTGTCTCGATGTCGCGCTTGAGTTCAGCAGAAGCCTTAGACAACTGGTAAGCCTTTTCAGACTTGCGGCCAGCTTTGTCCACAGAATCCAAAGTACCAGAGATTTTGATGGTCTTTTGAACGATCTGTGTGTAGTTGCCCAAGCGCACTGTTGGCGACATGGTAGCGTCAGAAGCATCAGCGCCTTCAACCGCTGCGTTAGCAGTAGTTGCAGCAGCCAAGCTGTCAGTTTGCCACTCATGGTAAACAGCAGTTGCTTTGCCGCGAGCCAATGTAGACATCACAGGCGTGTCAGTTGGGGAGATGTCATAAATAACATCAGAGAGGTCGTCACGCTGGCCAACAGCGGTATAGGTTTGATAGGTTGCCATGATTTTTCCTTAAATATATTTCTCAAAAAGTAAAGCTGCGTCACGGACTTTGCCCGTTTGTTGCAACTTCGCATGAAGTTTTTTGTTCTGTTCTGCCTCTGAATTTCGTGGCATTGATGTACCCGCTTTTAGCATCTTCGGAGCCGCTTCCACCTTTTTGGTGATTGAAGGCTTATTGCTCTGAAGTTTCGCGTACTTCATACCATGATACAGACTCAAAACAGCGCGAGAATCGTATAACCCTGCAAGCTCTTTGTCACTCCAACCGATTGACTTGGCGTATTCACGAATATCCTTGCGGATGGAATCGCCTTCTTTCGGGTTTGCGTAACCTGGAATAACTGAAGACAGTTTCTGACTTTCCTCTGCGAGATGACTTTGCAGGCGCTCAGATTGCTCGGCTTGTTGCTGTTGTGCAATGCGTTGCTGTTCTTGTTGCAGGACTGCCAACTGTTTCTCACGTTGGGACATTTCAGCGACCTTCACGGCATAGCCGATTGGGTCCATTTCCTTTAAAGCCTCAAGATTCTCACCCTGATTTTGCTGACTCAGGAATTGTTCCATCATCTGCAATCTCTGGGCGTACTGATCTCTTAATTTTGCTGCTTCCTGAATCTTCGCTCGTTCGCTTTCCACCAACTTGCGTTCATCAGATAGCTTCTGGGTCTTCTTGGTGTAATCTGCGCCTAATTGGTAGCCCTCAATAAGCTCTTGCTCGGTTACTTCACGATCTTCACCAGCAGCTTTAATGCGGTATTTGCGTGTAGGCCGTTCTTCAGCTTGTTCAGAATCTACCAACTCTGGCTCATCTGCGGCTTCGTATTCTTGTTCAGTTTCTTCAGTTTCCGCTTGGCCGTTCTCGGCTGCTTCTGCTGCGTCCATCATGCCCAAAAATGCTGAAGCGGCTGTGTCCACCGTCAGCGTTCCACTTCCTTGCGGAGTCGTGTTTTCGCTCATTTACTTACCCAAATTGTCAGCCTAAACGGTAGGCCACCGCCTCATTAGAGGATTTTCCATCGCTTCTTGACAATCTCGCTTGTAGCGGCAATTGATTCAAGATGCGTTATAACCGATTGTAAAGCATTAAGCCGATTATATGCAAATTCTCGTTCTTCTACTTGATGTTGCTGAGAATTCACAATCATCTGCAACTCTGCGTTCTTCAGGGCTTCAATCTCGCCCATAAAGAAAGGGTCGTTGAGCAGATTCTTAGCTTGCTGTGTTTTGTCCAAGGATAGAACTCACGATCTGGTTGATATTGACAGGCGTACCCATTGGGGTTTTTTGCTGTCCTGCTGCGAATATATCATTGAATGTTAGATTGCGCTGATTTGGCAAGCCTTGCCA